TCGTTACTAATATTCCTTTTTGTTATTGGACTTATTATAGCTTTGATACAATTTCCTGTACTAGATACAAATAAAGAGGTTGTTATGATGCTGATAGGTACGATCTCAGCTTCTATTGGAATTACAGTAGCTACTATAACAGGAAGTAAGCCTGATGATATAAATGCTCTTAAACAGTCGCTAGAGAAAAAAGAACATCAAATAGAAATGCTTGTAACAGCTAAAGACAATCTTGAAGAAATGGTAATTAACTTGCAAAAGGAAATGTTACAAAATCAAGATAATATGATGGATAAAATAATCCTCAAGGCTGCAATGGATTTTGATGATAAAAAAAGAAAATAAGTTGCTTATTAAGTGGCTTTTTGTATATTAACAAGAAATATATTACTTATGGACAAGATAAAAGAACTAGTTAAAAAAGGGTGGTCTTTATTGAAAGCACAAATTATAAAGGATTGGAACGGAAACCTATTTAGTAAAGGTAAACTTATCTTTATTGTTAGTATGATATTATTAATCTTAATTGCCTTAATTACAAAATGAACCTTAAATTCTTTTCCCTATCAGAGTTTGACTGTCCTAGTTTACCTAATTCAGGTAAGAATATGGATATTAACTTTCTTTATAAACTTGAACACGCAAGAGAACTTGCAGCAATACCATTTAAGATCACAAGTGGTTACAGAACAGCAGGTCACAACGAAACAGTTGGAGGTGTGCCTAACTCAAGCCACCTTGTCGGAGTCGCAGCAGATATCGCAGTCGGTAGCGGAAACGAAAGATACGTTATACTTAACGCACTTATTAGAGCAGGATTTAAAAGACTTGGAGTTGCTAAAACCTTTATACATTGTGACACCGATGATACAAAGCCAAACTCTGTTTGGACTTACTAATACCGTAGGCACTACCTTATGTCTGAAAAGAAAAAATTTAAAGATACACAAGTAGGAAAATTCTTGCTTAATAAGATCCCTGACGTTGTAGAAGCTGTTGCAGGAAATAGTTTAGCAGGTAATGTAATACAAGCTATTATAGGTGGCTCTGAAATGACAGAAGATGATAAATCTATTGCACTTAAAAAACTTGAGATTGAAAGGGCAGAAATAGATGGTACTACTCGTAGATGGGTAGCTGATGCAAAAAGTGGTTCTTGGTTAGCATCTAATGTCCGACCTTTAGTTTTAATCTTTTTAACTATAAGTTATGTAGTTGGTTGGTATCTTAATTATCCTTTAGATTCAATTACAGGGCTTTTGAGCATAGTTATAGGAGGTTATTTTGGATCTAGGGGTGTAGAGAAGGTATTCGGAAATAAAATGCATCAGAGTGGCTAAAAATCAAGTTTCTACATACGAGAAAATAAATGTAAAAAGAAAAGGTGTACACTCTAAAAGTAAAAGCAGTTCTTTAAAAAGTAGTAAAAACTACAAAAAAAAATATCGAGGACAGGGACGATAAAAATTCCCTATATTTACAAATATTAATCTTTTTAAAAACAAAATAAATGTCCGAAGAAATGACTATCCGTAACCTTGCTTTAAAAATTGCTGCTGATTATCAAAGAACAGTAAACGACAGAACAAACGACTTACTACAATTAGATGCAATACAATACACAAATTTAGGTATTGATAGTCTAAAGTCTGAAAAAAAAAAGGTAAAATCGGATAGCAAATTTATCTACAAACAAATAAAAAGTATTGATACAACTTTAGGTGAAGCATTGATAAATGCGATGGATTAATACAATTATAGTAATATTACAATTAATATTATTATTACATATTTAGTACTATTTGTACTATAATAGTATAATATAATTTTAATTTTTAATTTTCCTAATAATGGCAAAAAATTCTAAAAAACCTACAAGAAGTAAGTTAGTCAAAAAATTAGATACTGTTTTTAGCATATACATTAGAAGAAGCAATGCAGACAACAATGGATATTGTACTTGTGTTACTTGCAATAAGGCGTTCCATTGGAAATCGATACAAGCGGGACACTTTATGAGCAGAAAACACTACTCAATTAGATGGGATCAACGAAATGTAAAACCACAGTGCGTGGCTTGCAATGTCTATAGAGCAGGCGAGCAGTACAAATATTCTTTGTATTTAGGTAAAGAATTAAGTGACGAATTATATAATCTAAGTAATAAAATAATGAAATTCTCATCTTTAGAATTACAAGAAATGATTAATTATTATACAAAACTTGTAAATGAGTTGTAAAAAAACTATATTTGACTTTCTTTAGTTTGTAATTATACGTTTACTTTGTTTAAAGAGGGCAGTTATTAATTTAGCTGCTCTTTTTTTGTCTTTTTTTCTAGGTTATTAATATTTTTTTAATATCTTTGTAACTATAAAACAAGTATTAACTTAATTAATTACAATGAAAAACACGATTACACAGAGAGCAGAAGATTATATTTTAAATCTTAGAGATGACAAAGACTTTAGTTTGTCGGGAGAAGAATTAGTTACAAAACTTTACACAGAATATCTTAAAGATAAATTTACATCCTTGATTTTATCAGTAGAAGATTTTAGTTTAGTTTTATTAGGATAATTTTTTAAATACAAATATTATGGCATTAGCATTAGTAAATTTTTTAACAGACGAAGATCTCATAAAATTAAGAGATGACAAAACCTTATTAGAGGCTACAAACAAAGAGGCAGGAGAAGAACTTTTAAGAAGAAAAACCCTTAAAACCCAAAAACAATGACACATAACGAAGATATGATTAGGGTTTATAAAGCAGAAATAGTAGCTTTAAAAAATCAAATAGAGTTTTTACAAATACAATTAGAAAGTAAAGATCTAGCAAACAAAGAATTAAGCAAATTTTAAATTTATATTATGACTAAAACAGGAAAAATAACATCTTATAAGCCTGATGGAACAGCAGAGATTAAAGGAATGACATTTAACAAATTTATTGTTAGTTTTGCAGACGGAAACGATTATAAGTTTTTAGCAAAAGGTGATTTTAAAAAGCAAGTTGGAGAAGAAGTACAGTATCAAGTTACAAATCAAGAGTATAAAAATGCAAAACTTGTATATGACGAGAAGCCTAATTTTACAGCACAAACAAGTAACAGAGCAGTAAGTACAAATGACAGTATTTTATTACAAGTATGTTACAAAGAAAATATGCAAGCCTTTGCAAAGGACAATAAAGATTTTGTAATTGAAGAAAGTAAAAAAGATTTTTTAGCTTTAAAACAAATTTTAAATAATTTAATTTAATAATATTATGGAAAACAATTTAATTAATGGACTATATTGCAAGAAAGGTAATGTAGAATGGAAGAACGTAACTATCGGTCTTAATGTAGAAACTTTTGCAAAAGAGTTAATAAGATTAAAAGATGTTGCAGCAGAAAACAGAGGTTTTTTAAATATCGATATTTGTACTTCTAAAGATGGACAAAAACTGTATGCAGTATTAAATGATTTTAAACCTGTTCCACAGAATAGTGTAAGTGCAGCAAAGCACAGTCCTGATAGGGAATCTACAGCAGATCTACCGTTTTAATTTTATTTTAAAACAACAAGTAAAAGAGTAGCAGTTAATTTTGTTACTCTTTTTTTTTATATTTAAACAAACAAAGAAAAATGATTATAGACTTTAATGCACATATACAGAAAATAAAAGATGTTAGAAGCGGAAAACTTAAAGAAGGGTTAAAGCTAGACATTCCTGAAATAGACGAACACTTAAGGTTTAAAGCAGGAAATTTTAATGTTATTTTAGGACACGCAAATACAGGGAAAACTACAGTTATATTGTATTTAATGTTAATGTACAGTATAAAACACAATCTTAAGTGGTTAATTTTTAGCAGCGAAAACGAACCTTACACTCTTATTAAAAAACTTATAGAGTTTATGGAAGGTAATGTTATAAATAAAATAGAAGAAGAACATTTTAAATCAAGAACCGATTTTATAAATGCACATTTTAAGTTTATAGATCCTACACAGCTTTACTCTTTTAAAGATATTTTAGAACTAGCACAAAATGTTAAGGATGCTTGGAGTTATGACGGACTAATGATAGATCCATACAACTCAATGATGAAAGACAAACAGCTTTCTAAAACACATAACGGACACGAATACGATTATTATGCTACATCAGAGATGAGAGTTTTTTGTAAACGCAATAATATTACTATATGGTTAAATACACACGCAAGTACAGATGCTTTAAGGAAAAGACATTCAGAAAGGCATCCTTATTACGGACATCCTATACCACCTATGGCTTCAGATGTAGAAGGTGGAGGTAAGTTTGTAAACAGAGCAGACGATTTTATTGTAATACATAGATATGTGCAACATCCTACAGAATGGATGTATAGTTTGATACATATTAGAAAGGTTAAAGATGTAGACACAGGTGGCAGACCTACACCTTTAGAAGATCCAATAAGACTAAAAAGTGTGATTAATAACGTAGGATTCGAAATAAACGGAAAAAATTTACTAGATTTACCTAAAAGAGTGCAAATAAACATACCTTTTTGATAAATTTTAACATAAATAACATAAATTTTAACATACAATTTATTCCTATCTATGGAATATCAGCAGGTCTTTTATATTATAATCCTAATTTAGAGCCTGACGAAGAAGATGTTGAGCCTGAATTATTCTATGAACAAATAACTGTAATGTTACTTTTTTTTGGAATACATATTACTTGGTTTTAATGAAAACAATTTTAGATCTTTTAGCGGAAAAGCATAATGATTGGATTAGAATTGTTAAAAGTTTTGGTTGTAATAAAGATACAGCAGAAGATATAGTACAGGAGATGTACATAAAAATGCACATTTTAGTAAATAAGGGAACAAACATAATGTATAATGATACAGAAATAAATCATTTTTACGTTTATAGAACCTTAAGAACAATGTTTATAGATTTAACAAGAAAGCAAAGTAAGATAAAGATGTTTTCTATAGATGATCAACAAGAGTTTTCTGAATATATATCCTTATTAAAAAATATTGAGCAACAAGAAAGCTCTAGGACAATATCTTTGTTGTATGATGAGATTAACAAAGAATTAGAAAAACTACATTGGTATGATAAAAAGATTTATAAATACATAGAAGGTGGTGAAACAATTAAAAGTCTTTCTGAAAAAACAAAAATTAGTTATTATTCAATTTATAATACCTATAGAAAAGTAAAAAAAATCTTATTAGAAAAATTATGAAACTAGGTGATTTAGTAGAGAAAATATTTAAAGTTACAGGCATTAAGTGGTTACACAACAAAATATGGTTTGACATATTTGGATATGAAAGTTGTGGTTGTAATGATCGGAAAGAAAAATTAAATAATTTAAAAATTAATCGCAATGCTTAAAATGACAAAAAGCCATTATGATCAATGGACAAAATTTCAAGAGGGAACAGGAGCGACACTTAACAAAGAAGAACAAGAGTTATTAGCAAGACTACACTCAATATATTACAAACATTCTTATTACTTACCTTGTACTTGTGATCCAAAAGTATACAATAGATGGATTAGTAATGTTAATGATATATACAAAAAAGGTTTTGAGTAGAATAGATGATGTGCATAAATGGGAACAAGCAGTCATTTTATTTCTTAATACATTTGATAATTGGGATTTGCAGTGGTGTGGAGGTGGCTTTGAGCATTATGATGCAGTAGGCAGAACTCCTAAAGGAAAAGAGTGTGTTATCGAAATGAAATTCCGTACAAAATATTACGAAGATAAATTGCTTGAAAAATATAAGTATGATCAGCTAATGGATATGCCTTATGATATGGTAAAACTTTACTTTGTAAATGATCCAAAAGGTAATTATCTATTTTGGCTTAATGAAATTAAAATGCCTGAACCTGTAAATATGTGGTGTCCTGATACAACTTTATGGACTAAAAAGAAAATGACAAAGCCTTGTTATCTTTTACAGGAAAATTTAGCAACATATATTACTCTTAACGAATAGTAGG